GTGCCAGCCATCCGTCATGCTTCCCCTCCCTCTGTGAAAGCCGCATCAAAACTGATGGCATTTTTCAAGCACTTTTCCCCACGCCCTCGGTCACAGCGTCCCGTGCCTGACCGGCGGGAGCCAACAGTCGCCCCGCCGCTTGGTCAGCACATGCGGCAGGCGGCCAGCCCGGCGGATTTTTCAAAACAGCTTGCAAACGCGCTGCATTCCCCAACCCTCCCGCTGTCTGATGCCTTTCGCCCCTATCATCCGCCCGCAGGGGTGCGGGGCACGGCGGCCGCCCTAGCGCACGATAGTGCGGCAACAGCACCGCAGGCTCCTTTCGGTTCAGCCGCAGGTTATCGCACCGCCGTGGCCGAGGGCGTGGTGTTTCCCGGTTATCCGCATCTGGCTGACCTCGCCCAGCGAGCAGAATACCGCCATATGGTCGAGGTCATTGCCACCGAAGCCACGCGCGAATGGATTACCTTCCGCGCCCGTGGCACCACCAACAAACAGGATCGCATTGCCCAGCTTGAAGCCGAATTTACCCGCCTGAACGTGCGCGATGTGCTGCGTCGTATGGCGGAATATGACGGATATTACGGCATGGGGTTACTGTATGTTGACACCGGGCTTGACCAGACAACAGGTGGCCGTGAAAACCCGTTACTGCTCAAGCCACAAACCTTTCCCAAAGGCGCGCTTAAAGCGCTGGTGCCCGTTGAACCGGTATGGACCACACCTGAAAGCTACGGCACCGCAGACCCCTTGCGTACGGATTTTTACCAGCCAACCCACTGGTGGGTTCAGGGAAGCCTGATTCACAGCAGCCGCCTGTTACGTTTTGTCTCGCGCGATGTGCCTGACCTTTTGAAACCGGCTTATAATTTCGGCGGTGTCTCGCTTAGCCAGATGGCGCAACCCTATGTTGAAAACTGGCTGCGCACCCGGCAGTCCGTGTCTGATCTGCTGAACGCCTTTTCCATTGTGGCCCTGTCAACCGACATGGCGGCCTACGCCCAAGACCCGGAGGGCCTGCTGAGCCGGGTTGAAGCCTTTAACCGTTTCCGCTCCAACCGTGGCACGTTCGTTTTGGATAAAGAGCGTGAAAAACTCGATCTTCTGGCAGCCCCGCTTTCGGGCTTGGATAAACTTCAGGCCCAGGCGCAGGAGCAAATGTGCAGCGTCGCGCAGGAACCGCTGGTCAAGTTTACCGGCATAACCCCCAGCGGCCTCAATGCCTCGGCCCAAGGTGAAATCCGCGTTTTTTATGATCGTATCCACGCCTTTCAGGAAAACGTGTTTCGCACGCCCCTGACCACCATCCTGCACATGGTCATGCTCTCTTTGTGGGGCGAGGTCGATGCCGACATTACCTTCAGTTTCCGGTCATTGTGGCAGATGGATGAAGCCACACAGGTCGAAATGCAGAAAACCCGTGCGGATATAGATGCCCGCAACATCCGCTCCGGCATTGTCACCCCGCACGAAGCCCGTACCCGCACCGCGCAAGATCTGCACAGTCCGTATGATGGCATCAGCCCAACACCCCATAGGCCCGATCAGGCCACCGGCAGCTTATCCTCCGCTTCCAAAACGGTATCTCCCGCGTCCTGATAACGGAGTTCCAAAAATGCCTCTTTCTGAACCCCCGCTGCCCATCACGCCCAACTGTCCGCCAGCCTGCCAGACCCGCACACCCCAGACGCCCAAACCCGACCCGCCAGATCGGTCTTCGTCTTCCTCCGTCACGCTGGGGCTTGATGGGTCAGTGCGGCGTATTGATGCTGATGGGCACCTGCATATTGCCACCTGTATTCTGTCAGCCGCTACGGTCTGCCCTTATTACGGGCATGAAATTCCCAATGCGGCGGCACTCGGGCTAGACCCAGACCGGCTGTATCAGGTGTACCGAGACCCCGCGGCCCTTGCAGCCGCAGCGGCCAGCATGGCGGGCAAGCCCATTCTCATGCGGCATCAGCCTGTTTCGGCACAGGCCCACCCCAGTATGCTGACCGTGGGGGCCGTGGGCAGCGATGTGCGCTTTACCCCACCCAACCTGACAGCCAGCCTGACAGTGTGGGACAGCGCGGCTATCACCGCTATTCTCAACGGGAGGCAGCGGGCCGTGTCGGCCGGGTATCGCTACCGCGCCATTCCACACACCGGCAGCCATGACGGCACGCCCTACACGCTGGTTATGGCCGATATTGTGTTCAACCATCTGGCTCTGGTCACCACGCCCCGCGTCACCACCGCCATTATCGGGGACGCCAGCCCCACACAGGCTACGGACCATAAAGCGCCAGAACCGCCCCAACACACGCACTCCGAACCAACCGTGCCTCTGACGGCACAGGCCGCTACCCCACTCCAGCTTCCCACCCAGCCTATGCCGCAGCGCACAGAGCACCCGGCCACCGCACAGTCTGCTGCGCCACACACCAGCACACTGTCACGCCCCACAGCGCCCGTCACCCGCACAGTCTCTCCCGCCCTACAGGAGCTTCCGTTTCCTCCCATGCCTCACCGTGAACAACAACCGCAGGTTGTGCATATGCCACCCATTCAAGCTCTCTCCTCCACCGTGCCATCGGCCCCCGTGGCCCAGAAAACCAGCCAATACGGGGCCGACGGCGCATCAGCTTCGGCCCTAACCGGCACGGCCACCCATAAGGCGGTGGCGGCCCCAGAACCACACCCACAGGTTGTATCCTCGGCCGTCGCACCCCACGCTGACGGCGCACCCGTCGCCGGGCTGGATGCCGCCATTGCACAGGCCGTGCAGCAGGCCGAGGCCGGGGCCATGCGCCGTATGGAAGCCCTTCACACAGCCCGAACCGCTGTCCGCCCCTTTGTGGGGGATGTGACAATGGATAGCGCCGCCGCGGTCTATGCCTTTGCTCTGCGGGAAAACGGGGTTGACCCGTCCGGCCTGCCAGAAGCCGCCCTTCAGCCGCTGTTTCAGCAGTTTTCCCGCCTGAAAACACAGGCTCTGGGCACAGGGCAGGGGCCGTCACTGGGGCTGGATTCCGCAAAAACCGTGTCCTTCCGTGAAGAATTCGGCCTGACCCGCATTACGGTGAAAGCATAAATCATGCCTTTTCAAAATCAGGTTTCCACCCAGCCCGCACTGGCTGTTCCGGGCGATATCGCCTCCCTCAACCCCACAGCAACCTTCCCGGCGGGCGAGGGCGCATTGGTCGCCGCAACCGGAGGTTGTAGTGTTGGCGTGTTTGGCTGGGTTCAGTCAGACGGCATCAGCGTGGCCAATGCTCCCCCCAGCGGGAACACTGCCGCACCCGACGGCTTTGTCCATCGTGAATTGACGGCCCAGATCAACAGTTTTTCTGATGAAGCCAGCCTGACCATTCCCGAAGGCTTCCCGGTCACGGTGTTCACAGCGGGGGATTTCTGGGCCACCAGCACCACCGCCGCCACACCGGGGCAGGCCGTTTTTGCCTCTACAACCACAGGTAGTATTTCTACTGCCGCCGCAGGCAGCACGGTGGCGGGTGCCGTGCAGACACGCTTTGTCGCCGCTTCCGTCTGTGCCGCAGGTGAACTTGTCAAACTCTCCACATGGAGCCACGCAGCATGAGCCACTTTCCTTCAGAACTGGCCGAACTCAACCGCCTTGGCTTCATCATGCCAGAGGCCCGTGGCCTGATTGCCAACAGCCTGCTGGCGTCAGATGCCATGGCGCTTGACGCCCAGCCCAGCCTTTCCACCACCGCCAATGCAGGCATCCCCGCCTTCATGAGCGCATGGGTTGACCCCGCGCTTATCAAGGTCGCTTTCGCCCCCATGCGTGCGGCCGAACTGCTGGGTGAAGTGCGCAAGGGCGACTGGGTAACCCGCACCGCCATTTTCCCCATGCTGGAAACCACAGGCCAGGTCAGCAGCTATGGTGACTGGAACACAAACGGGCAGGTCAGCCTTAACCCGTCTTATCCGGAACGTCAGTCCTACCATTATCAGGTTTTCCTATCCTGGGGGGAAATGGAACTGGCGCTGGCAGGGCAGGCGCGGCTGCAATGGGTTGCCAGCCTGCGTGAAGCCGCAGCCCTGAAGCTGAACAAGTTTCAGAACCAGACCTATTTCTACGGGGTGAAGGGGCTGCGCCTGTATGGCTACCTGAATGACCCCCGCCTGCCAGCGGCCATTACACCCGCCATCAAGGCCGCAGGCGGCACAACATGGGACACCGCCACGCCGGAAGAACGGCAGGATGACGTCATTGCCCTGATCAACCAGTTGCGCAAACAGACCGCCGGGCTGGTGGATACGGAAACGCCCATGGTGCTGGGTCTGTCCCCTACGCGCATGGGGCTGCTGACACGCCGTAACAGCTTTGGCCTGTCCGCAGCATCACTTCTGAAAGATACTTACCCCAACCTGCGCTTTGTGCAGGCTGTCGAATACGGAGATACCGCCGCCAGCACCGTGCAGTCCATGCAGGTCATGGCCGAGCATGTTGATGGCCAGAAAACCGCAGAAACCGCATTTACGGAAAAACTGCGTGCCCATGCCGTGGTAACCGATGCCTCCGCATGGAAGCAGAAGCTGTCACAGGGCACATGGGGTGCCATTATCTACATGCCAGCTGGCATCGCCACCATGAGCGGCCTGTAAAACCCGGTCCCCGCAACCGGGCATGGGAAGGGGAGGCGGCAAAATATTGCTGCCTCTCCCATCCCTATCATTAATAGTCCCTGTCGTTAATAGATTGCCAAGTCAGCATCTTTTCAAAATGGCTGTATCCTGCGTTCTCTGCTGGCGTGGGCAAGTTTTGCCTCATGTGCCCACTGTCACGCGCCGCGCCAGATGATTTCCCCCAGTGTGCGCCGCCCGACCCGGTATCAGGCGTATCCTGCTGACAATTCCTGTTCAAACTATCTATCCCTCAACCAGACGGAGCCCCCTTCATGGCCATACCCGCAACAGTCACCATCGGTTGCAAACTGCCCAACGGCCTTGTGCTGCAACTGGGCCAGACCCGGCACGAACTGGCAGGCATCCGTGCCAGTGCCGTGATTGGTGGCTACGGCCTTACTACCATCCCGGCCGAATTCTGGTCTGCGTGGTCCCGCCAGTATGCGGCCTATCCTCCACTCATGCAGGGCCTTATTTTCGCACAACCAACGGTTGAAAAAGCATCGACCCAGGCACGCGAACAGGCTGGCCTGCAAACAGGAATGGAACCCCTTAACCCGCAGACGCCTGCTCCCGGTATTTCGCCTGTCTAAAGGATTTTTTCTGGTCTTGTTTAAAAAAAACCAAGTTCCAGTATCATAAAAACAAGTTCGGATTGTGTAAAAGGCAAGCCGTCTACCCTTAATGTGGCACGCTCGGAACAAACGCACCGATACTGTCCGACATGAAATCACGCGCTCCCGAACCAGTGTCTGTTGAGATCAAGATAAACAACCACCGATTGTAATCACGCTTTGCCATCGTAGTCACGCTCCCTGCCGTATTCCTTTCCCCTAACGGAGCCGCCATGCCCAGCGCCCCTTTCTGCCTTTCCGTGTGGCAGGCCCGCTACCCCGCTTTGTATGCCTCGGTCGGGGCGCAGGGGGCGGTGGCCTGCTTCAGCCTTGCCAGCCTGTTTCTTCCCAATGACGACACGTCGCCTGTTAGCAACCTGACAAAGCGGGCCGAATTACTGGGCCTGATCACAGCGCATCTGGCGCAACTCGGCCTCGGCTCTTGCGTGCCCGTGCCAGAGGCGTCTTTGGTCAACCAGACATCGGCCTCTACGCTGTCATCAGCCGGGGGAACGCTGGCCGATACCCCGATCAGTGCAGCAGAAATCCCTTCCTCGGCCGATCAAGCAACCGCCGCTTTCATGCCCCCGTCCTTGGTTGGCCGTATCAGTGCAGCCCGCATGGGCAGCGTTGACGTGCAAACAGATGCTGGGCCTGTCGCGGGGTCGCAGGGATGGTGGCTGCAAACCCCCTATGGCGCTGCCTACTGGGCGGCAGCAGCCTTCCTGCGCACAGCCCGGTACGTGCCCGGATAAACCATCCACGCCCTGAACAGGAGCAGTGTGTGACCCTCATCCTGCAAAACACCACACAGGCCCGCGCCCTGTTGCGTCTGCTGGCTGGCCCGTCAGGCACACGACAGACCCCGTCCGGGCAAATACCCGCGACAGACCCGGGTGCAGCGCCTGCGCAAAACAGACCGTCCGTTAAAGCGGGTTTTCTGAAAGGCTCTGCCTACCCAGATGGAACCCCAATGGCGCTGGTCGCAGCCGTGCAGGAATACGGGGCGACCATTCGCAAAACCACTCACGCACGGACCGCTGCGCGAAGTGTTATCCCGCCCCGCCCGTTTCTTCGCAATGCAGTGACACAAGACGCACAGAAATGGCGGACGATTTTCAAAACGACTTTGCAAAAAAGCCTGACATCTTCGGGTAATCCAACCACCATGGTGCAAACCCTGCGCAACCCGACCCCAGCCCTTCACACTACAGGCCAAGCCATGCAGGCCAGCATTACCCAATCCCTTCAGGCGTTGCACGCGCCCCCAAACGCGGCCAGCACCATTGCCCACAAAAAATCTGACAAACCGCTGGAAGACACAAAAGCGCTGCTGCACGCAATTGCTTTTCAGGTGGACGCATGAACGGCCTGTTCAGCATGGCGGCCGCAGTCACAGCCGTACTGCTGCCGCCGGTTCTGGCAACCCTGCGTGCGCATGAGGGGTGTATCACATTGCCCGATGGCAGCACCCAGCCACGGTATACAGACCTTCTGGTCACAATCCGCGTGCAACCCGCTTCCAGTGCTGATCTGACCCAGACCGAGGGCCTGAACCAGAGTTCCGATAACTGCTTCATTTATCTGCCCGGTACTATCAAAGGTCTTGACCGCACACACCAGTTTGGCGGTGACAGCCTGATATTCGACGGCTCCGAATGGCTGGTCACCGGCCAGCCCGAACTATGGGGAGGCACCGCATGGTGCAAACTTCTGGTTACACGGCAACTGCCATAACCCAAACGCCCCAGACGGCTAACATTACCACCGCAATACGGGCCTTTCTGCTGGCTATAGTACCGCCCGACACGCCCGTGCAACTGGCACAACAGAACCGCACCGTGGCCCCGTCTGGGCCGTTTGTGCTTGTAACGCTCCTTAATCGTCAACCGCTTGCCACTGTGGCCCAAACCGATACGGCCACAACCAGCCGGTTTTGCCTGCCGGAAGATGTAACCGTGCAAGTCAGTCTGTTCGGCCCCGGCGCAGGCAATAATGCGCAGCGTCTTGCAACCCTGTTTCGGACCCCCTGGGCCTGCCAGTTTTTTGAAACCCTGACTAGTGCACAGGACTCACCCCAAGCCGAAACAGGGCTGACAGTGGCTGACTGGCTGGCTAACCCGCCCAGTCCGTCAAATGCGACGGCACATGCTTCAACAGCTACAGAGACGGGCAGCCAAAACGCACCAGTCATTACACCAGCCCGCATTGCGCCGCTTTATACCAGCGCGCCGCGGCAAGCTCCGTTCATTTCTGGCGAGCGGCAGTTTGAAGAACATTGGCTGCTAGACCTGCATTGTCAGGTCAACACTCTCCTCACGCTTCCCACCATTATGGCCCCTGCTGCCAGCGTTGCTCTGGTTCAGGCCGAAACCGTCACGGATAAGCCCACACCATGACCCTTCCCATCAGTTCCATCGTTTCCGTCACACCTGGCGTTATTGCGCCGGGCGGCACCATCAGCCTGCTTACCGGTATGGTATTTTCTACAAATGCGGCCCTTTCTTCCGGTGTTTCCATTTTCACCACAGCGGCGGATGTCGCAGCCCTGTGCGGCGCTGCCAGCGCCGAGGCCGCCATTGCTGGCGTGTATTTTTCCGCCTATACCAACGCGCAGGATACCCCTGAAAAACTCTATCTTTTTCAGCTTCCCGCCACACCGATAGATGCGGAATACGGCACGTATCTGACAACAGCCGCCGCAGCGGCCACAGATTGGGCACCCTTCCTGTTCGCGCAGGAACCCTCGGCCACGGCCAAAACCCAGATTGCCGCATGGATGGCGGCCAACCCCAATCGCTACTGGGGCATTGTGCCAGATGCCGATGCAACCGTGCTGAAACCAAACGCCAGCACCAGCTTTGGGGCCACAGTCAAAGCCCAGTCCACACCGGGTCTAACATGCCTGTGCAATAACGATGGCACCGGTCTGCTGGCCGGGGCGTTGTGCCTGGGGTGGGCCGCCAGCCTGAACCCGCAGCGGTCTGGTGGTCGCACCACGCTGATGTTCCGCAACAATGGTGGCGTAACGCCCACCAGCCTGACCACATCACAGGCCGAGGCCGTTCTGGCCAATGGCTACAGCTTTTATGGCAGTTACAAAACAGCAGACAGCACATTCAGCTTTCTGAATAACGGGGCGGTGTCCGGGCCGTTCAAATGGGCAGACAGCTATATCAACCAGATCTGGATGAACGCCAGCTTCCAGTCAGACCTGCTGAACCTGTTTTCCAGCGTCGGGCAAATTCCCTATACAGCACAAGGTGACTCCCTGATTGCGACCGCCGTGCAGGGCACTATTGATACCGCGCTGGCATTCGGGGCCATTCAGCCCAACGTCACACTGTCCGCATCTGAAGCACAGGCCGTCAATGCACAGGCCGGGCGCAGTATTGACGGCGTTCTGTCCACCCGTGGCTGGTATCTGCTGCCCGGTGCGTCTGCTGCATCTGCCGCAACCCGCGCCAGCCGCGGCGCTGTGCAGGGCCGCTTTTTCTACACGGATGGTGAATCTGTGCAGTCCATCACTCTGGCATCGGTAGAGGTTCAGTAATCATGGCCGATTATGACATTACAGCCGCTAATTCGGTTTTTACCATAACAGTGCCGGGGCTATATAATGCCCCCGTAACACTGCAAAATTACGCCGCTGACCGCGCGTTTGAAACGCAGGCGCGTGAACTGGCTGAAACCGCCATGAGCATCGACGGCTACCTGAACGCAGGCTGGGTGCCAAACCCCGTCACACAGACAATTTCTCTGGCAGCCAGTAGTGAAAGTGCGTTGGTGTTTGAAGCCATTGTCATGGCGCAGGATGCCAAGCGCGGCCTGTACCGTATGGGGGCTGAAATCCAGATTCCGGCTATCGGGCGTAAATATACCATGGTGCGCGGCCTTCTGCGCTCCATCGTCAGCGTGCCGGGGGCAGGGCGCGTGCTGGAGGCTCGTCATTTTGAAATCACATGGGAACGGGTTCTGCCCGCCGCCATCTGATAGCAAAAATTCGATATTCGGAAAAATGCAGAAAGCTGGAGGCAGTATTCTGCGCTGATGGGGATGCTGTCCGCTCTGTGGTGTCACGGTCTGCTGCTGTTATGCCTGCGGCATCACGGTCCGGTCTTTCCTCTGTTACCCTGCCAGCGTCCTTCCGGCATCATGGCACCTAGCAGACCTTTTGTGCAGAAGGTTTATTTTGATGAAAACGCTTGATTACACCCATTCAAAACCCGGTGCAGATAACGGAAAATCCTTCCGCCTGACACGGATGGACGCGTTCGCGGCAGATCAATGGGCCCGCCATTGCCTTCAGGCCGCCATACGCGGCGGGGCCCGCATAGGGGCAGATCTGGCACAGGCGGGGCTGGCCGGTCTTGCCAGTCTGGGGATTGAAATTTTTGGTTTCATGGATGAAGCCGATCTTGATAAAGCCCTAAACCGCCTGATGCAGTGCGTGACCATTCGGCCAGACCCGAACACACCAGATATGACACGCGCCCTTATTGCCGCAGATTTTGAGGAACCGGAAACACTGGGTCTGGTACGTTCAGAAGTGTTCCGTATGCATGTGGATTTTTTGCTGGCCGCCGCACACCATCTTTTCCCCGTTGTGGCGGCCCTTCTGCACGACAAAGCGCACAACACGCCCACTGCGTAAATATCTCCCCCACACTGGCAGCGCTGGTCTCTGCCGGTCTGGCAACATTGCATGACCTGAAAACGGTTTATGATAGCGAAGATGCTTACATTCTTCTCGAAATCCTGTCTGTCAGAAACTGGAACACCGCGCAGGCAGGGCAGGGTGCTACCCAATCCCACCGTGTGCCGTTTGGCTAATCTGTCTCCATCCCGCAGGGAAGTGCATCATCATGTCTGAAACCGTGCTGGATGAACTGGTTATTCGCCTGGGGCTCGACACGTCCGGCTTGCAAACAAGTGCTCAACAGGCGCTGGGTGTGCTCGATAAGCTGGAGCAGAAAACAAATGATCTGACAGGTAAAAACCAGAAAACAACAACCCAGATAGGCAATCGTTTCACACAACTACAAAAACAGGCGATCGGGCTTCTGGGTCTTATTTCTGCTGGTCGTGGTGTTTCAGATATTCTGAAGCAAAGCACCCTAGAGGATCACACCGGGGGAAATACGCGCAAACAGACTCAGTCTTCCAGAAAAGCAGAAGCAAAATTCGCCACGGGGCTAATCCGTTTCACAACACCTCCCAGTGCTTTTCGCAGTCCGTTAAGTACCGCGCCTAATGGTCTAGAACCTTCTCTTTCAGGTGGAGAAGGTCTTCCATTTTTATATCATTCTACACAGAATAACCTGACACCCCCCGTCAGCACAGTACCCGCAAACACATCTCTATTGCGGCAGCCATTACAGCAGATGGCTCCTTATCCTATTCCTGCCAGTCGCTTGTCAGAACGCAGCACATCACCACGCGTCACCCTGAATAGCACCACCATAATTGCCAGACATAATGCGCAACCTACAGCCATGATCCCGCGCAGCGTGCCGATAATAAGTGCGCAAAATCCATCTTCTCAACTTAACAGTCTCCACCACCCACCCAAAGATGGCAGCCTGTCGCAGCGCCAGAACGAGAGACTTCCTCGGCAAGTTTTTCGCCTTAATGGGGAGCAAATGGGTGCAGACACTGTGCCGCATCCTGATCAATCGCCTGCCAATGGGCGCGGCTTCCTGCCACGACAGGGGGCTCATCCCGCCCCATTCCGCCAGCCTGACGTCCAATCGAAGAACGCACAGGCCCCGATCACATTGTCTAAAATGCCCAAACCAGAGAGGCAGATAGACCAGATCCGGTCATTGCCGAAACTTCAGCAGTTCAGCCAAAATGGCCCTAATCAGAATACGCAGCAATCCGACCGCTCATCACTGCTCAAGGCTCACACACCCAGTCGCCACGCCATAGAGCGTGCATCGCCTTCCACCCCATTTTCACCCAATGCGCGTTTACCCGGCAACGCACGGAATACGACGCAGCCTTACCTTGCCGATGGTGCGATCTGGCGTGCAGCTATGGTGCCGCAGAGTGGTGTTGCCGCAGCATCGGTGCAGAACACAACGCATATCGGCCCGGTGACAATTCATGTGCCGTCCGGCAACCCGCAGGATATTGCACAGGCTGTTCGCACGCTTGGTCGCGAAAACAGCCACACACTGACCAGTCTTGCAACATATGGTGCTGTTTAACAAAGTCTTCGCGCAGGCCAAAATAGTCACGATACACTCTGACGAAAAAACCGTTTTTCAAAACCCTTATTTTTTCCAATATAAACGGACCAGTTTCCATGCCCATGCTTCCGGTGTCGCTGCCTTCTGTCTGGACCGTCCCGGTGGCGGCCGGAGTTCCCTTGCTGCTTGGGCAGTCCCGCGCAACCGGGGCAAAAGCGGCGGCGTCCGTCACAATCGGCACCGTGCTGGAAGACGCTCTCGTCACAACTGCCGCAGGGCAGTGGGGTATTTTCAATAATGCAGGTCAGAACGTGCTCTCGGCAGCCCGCGTCATGTCTGTGGGGGGCGAGGCGACACACCACATTGCGTCCGCCCCATTAGAAGATGGCGGCTTTCTTTCCTACAGCAAGGTCGCGTCACCCCGCCTGCACCGGGTGCTGATGGTCTGTGATGGATCAGAAACAGGGTTTAATACAAAAGGTTTTTCTTCTGATCTATCCCAGGCTGTCTCTACCCTCACCGGGGCAGGGGATATGTATGTGCGTAAATCATTTTTCGAAACATTGTCCGCACTCCAGGCTGATCTTTCGCTCTACTCCGTCATCACGCCAGAGCGAAAATATGATAACGTCAACATAACCGGACACCGATGGGTGCGGGATGCGCGGCATGGTGTGACGATGCCGGTTGTTGAAATCATCCTTCAGGAAGTCAGGCTTTCAGCAAGCCAGACCCTTACGTCGTCCTATCAGCCCTATGGTCAGCGGGTTATCTGCTGTGGCGTTGTGCCTGCGCAATCTTATAGCACCGCCCAAAGCGCCAGCAGCGTGTATGACACGTCCTTGGCGGCACCCTCAAGCACAAGCTGGTCAGAGACTGTGGGAAATCCCTTATGACAACAGCATTATCCGATAACAGCCTGCTTATGGTTCCGCTTGCAGCCATACCGGCGCAAATGCTGCGCGTCACACTGTCCGGCCAGACTGTCCAGATTGCACTGCGTCAACGCTCCACCGGCCTGTATGCCGATTTCTGGCTGGGCAATGCCCGCGTGCTGTCCGGCGTCCTGTGTCAGGACCGAACATGGCTGGCCCGAGACGCCGCAACGGGCCTGCCGGGTGATTTCACGTTTGCCGATAGCCAAGGCACTCAGGACCCGAATTATCAGGCATTGGGTAGCCGCTGTCTGCTGTTTTATCGTGCTGGTTGGGTCGTCTGATGGCAGAGTTACAAACCGCCTCAACAGGAAGCAGTCTTTCTTCCCGTAATCTAAGGGTCACATTCCGGCTGCTGGCCAACGCGTTTGGTCCAGACGGTCAGGACACCGTGACACTGACTGGCTTGCGTATTTCAGCAGAAATAACACAAGCCCAGTTTCCAACAGGGGATATCGCGTTGCTGCGGATTGAAGGGCTGTCTCCTGATCTTATGAACCGGCTGAGTCTGGCTGCCCCCGATCCATCCTTTCAAAGTGCAAGCGACGTCAGGCTAGAAGCAAGTGACGGCACGGATAATTGGGCAGTGGTTTTTCAGGGCGCTGTAACGCTCGCCTATGCCGATTATACCAATGCACCCAATGTTGCCTTCATGGTGCAGGCATTTTCTACAGCGCTGCTCAATGCCATGCCCGCCACACCGACGTCCTTTCGCAGTGCGGTCTCGCTGGCAACAGTGCTTTCCACTATCGCGCAGAAGGCGGGACTGACTTATGCAGGTTATGGGGTCGATGCCATCACGCTGCATAATCCGTATTTTGACGGTAGCCCCGGTCAGCAACTGGCGCAATGTGCTGAAACAGTGCCCCTGCGTCTGGCTGTCGGGCGGGGGCAGATTACGGCTAGTACAGTAAATACACAGCAACAGACGCAACAGCCCATTGTGGTTTCGGCCCAGAACGGACTGATAGGTTATCCCTCTTGGTCATCAGGGGGGCTGGCCTTGCGGATGATGTTTAACCCGCAGGTGACTTTCAATACCGTTATTGCCTTGCAAAGCCGTTATCAGCCCGCAGGCTGGGGCACACAGTCCGGCCCTGTTCCCACCGGGTTGTGGCAAACAACACAGGTGCGTCACATGCTTCAAAGTGAAATGGCCGATGGCGCATGGTTTACCAACGTCATAGCCCAGACCATGCCGGATGGTTCAGCATGACCACGTCTAGCAGCTATCCAGTTCTAAACCGGGCAGACGCTACGGCCTCTGATTTCAATACCCTCAATCATGTTATTGCCCGCCTCTTGGCAACACGCCGTACAGTTGTGGTTGTGCAGGTAAAAGCCGTGACGGGCACTGGGCTAAACCCCGTGGGTTTTGTTGATGTGCAACCCATGGTGCACCAGCAGAATGCGGCTGGGGCCGTAACACCCCATGGTGTGCTCTACCAGGTTCCCTATTTCCGTCTACAGGGTGGCAGCCGTGCAGTTATTGTTGACCCCGTCGAAGGCGATATCGGGCTGGCGCTTGTCGCTGACCGCGATATTTTCAATGTGAAAACGGCAAGATCCGCTGCTGCGCCAGGAAGTTTTCGGCAGCATAATATGGCCGATGCACTTTATCTGGGCGGCTTTCTGAACACCACCCCGCAGGAGTATATCTGGCTGCACGATGGTGGAGTAACCCTGAAAACGCAGGGTAAAATTGACATCACCGCCCAGAGCCTGACCCTGAACGGTGATGCGGAAATCAATGGTAGCCTCACAGTTTCCAAAGAGACAACGGCGAAAGGTATTTCGGTAACCCAGCATACCCATCCCGGCGTGCAACCGGGCAGTGGCATGACTGGCGTGCCCCAAGGGTAATATTGTTACCTTGGGGCAGCACCGATTATCTCAAACTGCGTGAACTTTTGCCTCGCGGTCCCAGAAACGTAGGGCACGACAGGTTTTAATAAAGCCTGCAATGTCTGTTGCTTTCTGGATGGCAATCACGCCGTTATCGTGTGCATCTTCTGTCACACCGGCTTTGGCCAGAAGTGGTGCAGCGGCGGGCACATAGCCAATAAATTTGGCATGCGCAAAAGCGTCACTTACAAAGTCTTTCGCATCTGCATCTTTGGCCAATTGCGTGCCACCGTCTTCTGATGGCAGCAATACAACGGCATCATACAGCACAGACGGCCCACCCGGTACACGCTGCCCAGCAGGCACATGACGGCCCCCAGCGGTTTTGATACCGCCAATCTGCGGCGCAACCAGTTCCAGATCAAATTTCTCCGCACTGGCTGCTTTTTCCAGTGCATCCAGAATGGCGTCATCCGCACCGTTGGTTATCAGAACGCCAACTTTCCGGCCCGCAAAACTCTCCGGTCCGTTTTTGATAATGCTCAATGCAGCAGATGGCGGAAGGTCAACAGGCGCACGGGCAGGGGGAGCTGCCTCCGGGAGTTTTTCCAGCCCCAGACCATCCGCCACAGCCTGCGCCAAGCCTTTGTCAATATTCAAAAGATGAGACACCACCCGTGCGCGAATGGCTGGTGTTTCCACCTTGCTGAGTTCAAAGGTAATAGCCTGTTGAATATGCGTCTGCTCTACCTCGGTCTGGCTGATATAATATTGCCGTGCCTGACTGTAGTGGTCAGCAAATTTTTCAGACCGCACCCGTTCCTTGCGACCCTCAATCGCGTCTGGATAACTGGTGTATCCTTTTTGCGGGTTTTCACGTGGGCCACCGGCTGCACCACCCCAGGAATTAGGTTCGTAATTCACACGCCCTTTCGGGTTATGCATGGCCCCGTGACCATCCTGTTGAAGCGTATGGAAGGGGCATTTTGGGGCGTTAATGGGAATATGCGTGAAGTTCGGCCCACCCAGACGCTTTAATTGCGTATCCAGATAGGAAAAATTGCGCCCCTGAAGAAGTGGGTCATTGGTAAAATCAATGCCGGGCACAACATTCTGCGTGCAGAAGGCGACCTGTTCGGTTTCCGCGAAGAAGTTGTCTACCATGCGGTCAAGCACCAGACGGCCTACGGGCTTAACCGGCACCAGTTCTTCCGGGATCAGCTTTGTCGCATCCAGAATGTCGAAATCAAAGCTGTCGGCAAACGCATCATCAAAAAGCTGAACGCCGAGTTCCCATTCAGGGTAGTCTCCCTTCTGAATGGCATTCCACAAATCGCGGCGATGAAAATCCGGGTCCGCCCCGTTGATTTTGACAGCTTCATTCCATACCACGGATTGCAAACCTTGCTTGGGCTTCCAGTGGAATTTGGCGTAGGTTGATTTGCCATCAGCCGTCACAAACCGGAACGTATGCACCGCAAACCCTTCCATAAACCGGAAGGAGCGCGGAATACCGCGGTCAGACATCACCCACATGATCATGTTCATGCTTTCGGGTGACAGCGAAATAAAGTCCCAGAAATTATCGTGTGCTGACTGTGCTTGCGGAAAAGCCCGGTCAGGTTCTTCCTTTACGGCGTGCACCATGTCAGGAAACTTCATGGCGTCCTGAATAAAGAAGACGGGAATGTTGTTGCCAACAATGTCCCAGTTGCCTTCCTTTGTGTACAGCTTCACCGCAAAGCCACGTGCATCGCGTGCCAGATCGGATGATCCTTTGGCACCAGCCACGGTTGAAAACCGGACAAACGCAGGCACACGCTCGCCCACGCGCTGCAAAACGTCTGCCCGTGTAATGTCTGACAAAGAATGGGTCAGTTCAAAAAAACCATGTGCGCCATATCCACGCGCATGCACCACGCGTTCAGGGATGCGTTCATGGTCAAAATGAAACATCTTTTCCCGGAAATGGAAGTCTTCCATCAGGGTTGGGCCGCGTGCCCCGGCTTTCAGGCTGTTCTGGTCATCGGCTACTGGCACACCCTGCTGGGTGGTCAGTGTCGGCACATCACCGTGCGCGGTCTGGTGCGTTTCCCCACCGCTGCCACGCTGCACCGTTTCGTCACCCAGTTTAACGGTTTTCCGTTCCTGTTCCATGCTGCTCATAAAATGTCCGCCTTCCGCATCGCATCTGATTCCAGCAGCGGAGGAGCCACCTGCAACACCCTGCAAAGCGCAACATCGCCCCTTTCGTATAAGAAAGGCAGCAGCCCAACCGCGTTATCCCACCACCCAACGCGCCCCGGTGCCCCTTGGTTTCCTACCGTGCAGGATGATCTGCCATCACGCCCGCACAGGACCGTGCGATTTATCCTGTTTTTGAAAAAAAGAAGGCCCTTCCATGCAAACCTTGCTGCTTGATTGTGCAACGTGGGATCTGGCGGTTGATGCCTCGGGCAATATCGCAGTGGCCTCAGCCCCTTATGCCGTGGCCCAGAATGTGGCGTGTGCCGTACGCGTCTTTCTGGGTGAGTGCTGGTACAACACCGCCCTCGGCCTTCCGTATCTGACCAATATCCTGGGGCGTGCGCAGTCCGTGGCGCTGTTCCGCGCGGATGTGGAGCAAACAGCCCAGTCTGTTGACGGCGTGGCCCGTGCCACCTGCGTGCTGACCGCCATCAGCCCCCAGCGCCGGCTTTCCGGTGTGATTGAACTGACCCTAGAAGATGGAAGCCAGACTGTTGTCAGCCTCTGATACCTCCTCATCCTCCGCCAGCGGCACAACGTCCGTTCCCGCCCCGGTGCTAGATGCCACCGGCTTCATTATGCCAGAGGAGCCAGACATGCTGGCTGGCGTTCTGGCTGACCTGAACGCTGCTTTTGGCAATACCCTGAATACGGGCCTTTCCACCCCACAGGGCCAGCTTGCCATGTCCCTGACCGCCATTCTGGGCGATGCGTATGATCAGTTTCTGACCCTCGCCAATGGGGTAGACCCGGCACGCGCCACGGGGCGCATGCAGGATGCCATTGGCCGCCTGTATTTCATGTCACGCCTTACGGCCACGCCTACGGTTGTGACGTGTATCTGCACGGGTGTGACGGGAACGGTTATCCCCAAAGGGGCTTTGGTGCAGGATGCAGCGGGCAACAGCTATGCGGCCGATAATGCGCTAACGCTTGATGCGACGGGAACCGCCACAGGCACATTTTCCTGCACACAGAAGGGGGAAATTGCCTGCCCGGCGCAAAGTGTCTCCATCAGTCAGTCTCTGGCCGGATGGGCAACGGCCACAAACCCGGTTGCAGGCGTGACAGGTCGCCCCGTCGAAAGCCGCACGGCATTTGAAGACCGCCGTAAAACGTCCGTTGCCGGGAATGCCATAGGCTCGCTTGATGCTATTTCCGCTGCGGTACAGGCTGTCAGCGGTGTTAGCGATGTGTTTGTAACAGATAACAGCACCGCGTCCGCTGTGACGCAAGGCGGTGTTACCATTGCGGCCTACAGCCTGTATGTCTGCGTCAGCGGCGGGGAAGATCAGGCAATAGCGCAGGCTATTTTGCGTAAAAAGCCACCGGGGTGCAGCTATACGGGTGACACCACTGTTACAGTTACGGACACCAACAGCGCCTACACAAATGCGCCGTCTTACGCGGTCAGTTTTCAACGTGCCGTTCCTGCACCGCTTTATGTGAAAGTGGTGCTTGTGGCATCCGCCGCCATTCCGGCAACAGCGACCGCGTCCGTCCAGTCTGTTGTGCTGGCTGCGTTTGCGGGGAATGACGGAGGCAGCCGTGTCCGCATTGGTAGCACGCTGTATGCCAGCCGCTTTTATGCCGGTATTGCCGCTTTGGGCAGTTGGGCGCAGATTGCAGAAATTACGGTCGGCACAGCAGCAGACCCCACAACCCTGAATGTGGCATTTGGTATCAATCAGGCCCCGACACTTGATGCCCAAAACATCACAGTGGTGTTTGCCTGATGCAGGATGTTCAGAAAACCATTCTGTCGCAATATGCGTGTTCACCAACCATCAATGCGCTGATTGCCGCATGGAATCAGGCGTTTGATCCGTCCGCATGGATCAATGACTGGTATGACAAAATCTGGAATCTGGATACCGCGCAGGGCTATGGGCTTGACGTCTGGGGCCGCATTGTCGGCGTTGAGCGTGTGCTCAAACTAACGGCAGACAGCGTGCTTGGCTTCCATGAGGCCGAAGACCTGACCGAGGAGGGATTTAACACAGCCCCGTGGTATTCCGGCACAGCCACAACAGGGAATTACCGTCTGTCAGACGATGGCTTTCGGCAGCTTATTTATGCCAAAGCCTTAGCCAACATAACAGATTGTTCCGTTACCAGCCTGAACGCTATTCTCATGACCCTGTTTGCCGGTCAGGGCGATGCCTGGGTGCAGGATAACGGCGGTATGAGCCTGACCTACTGTTTCAGTTTTGTCCCATCCGCTGTGCAGATTTCCCTTATCCAGAACGCTGGTGTGCTTCCTCGCCCTGCTGGTGTGCATCTTACTTATTCCATCAAGGGACAATCATGAAACAATCCGATTTTCCAAAACGGTTTTCTCAACCGATTGCCGCCTCTGCCAGCAGTGGTAATCTGGCCAACATCCCCGCTACGCAGGCTACGGCAGGGGACGGCACGGCGTCTGTCGCGCTCGGCTTTCCGCCTGAAACATTTATCGGCCGTTCGGCTGGGGGTGTGCCACCGCGCGGGCAGGACATGAATGGCTTTCTCAACCGTCTGTCCAGCGTCTTGCAGGCTTATCAGGCCGGGATGATTGGTGTTTATGACGCAGGTTTTGCATTCTCTATCGGGGGGTATGCGTCCGGTGCTGTGGTCGCCGGGACTACACCGGGCACGTTCTGGGTCTCCACCGCTGATAACAACATGACACAACCCGGTGCCAACGGGGCCTTCTGGCAAAACCTGTTTGCAAACTACCTGCCACTGGCAGGCGGAAAACTGTCAGGGTCTCTGATAATAGGAAGTTTCTATAGTTTTAATGCGGATAACGGCTATTCTACATTCTATCGGCCGTCGCGTGCGCCCAGTGATGGTATTCTTGATTACTATTCAGATGTAGGGGGCACCTATAGCAATGTTGCGCGTATTACGTCAGACGGATCGTTCAATATCTATGGTTCCGGGCATTTTTACGAAAGCAACCAACAGGTTGCTACCCAAAACTGGGCAAACGGCCAGTTTGCAACGCCAACATGGGTTTCAGCGCAGTTTGCCCAGTCGTCCTGGGTGTCCAGTCAGTTTGAACGGTTGGGAAACTGTGTGCCGGTTGCCACCTATACTGGGGATTTTTCAACATCAGACAGCCGCGTCATTAACCTAGCGTATGGGCACCGGATTCAGTTTTTTACCGTTTCTGTCGGCAATGATACGACCGTAGGGTCATGGGTCACGTTTCCACAGGCGTTTTCAAACACGCCTATCGTGCTGGTTGGGGCGTCCGGCAATGATGATAGCGTAAGCGATACCGATTACTGGGTGTACGGTGCCACCACCACTGGTGTGTATGTGCGCCCGCGCAACCATATTGGCCTTGCCAATCTCATCGCGATCGGGAGCAAGTAAACATCATGACGCAAACTGTGAAAGACTTATACCCTGCGCGCTATTATGCGGGGTATGACACCACAGCCGCCCAACCCACACCTGTCACCGCGTGGTATGACACATGGGAAATGAGCAGCCTTTCCGCTGTTCCGCCAGCCAGTAATCTTCTGCCCATCAGCGCGGAAGACTGGCAGAATACAACAAACTTCCGCAAACCGACCGGAAAGGCGGTGCAGAACGGCGGCATTGTCGATTACACACCGCCACCCGCACCATTATCCACGCAGGCATACTATGCGCTGCAACAGGCTGCTACAACCAGTTGGGCGGAATACGGCATGTTTGGGGAAACACCGCCTGCGGCATGGCAAACCTATCTGTCTGCTCTCCGCGCTATCAGTAACGGCACAGATACGCTTAGCACCCGGTTGCCAACGCTCGGTACGGAACAAAGCGTTGCAACCGCAGGATCTGCCGCTAGCACATCAATGCAAAACGCGGCTGAACAGGGGGGCGCATGACGGCCCCTTTGCTCTCCCCCAACTGGTGCCCTGCGCCAGCCCGGTGTATTCCGCTTGCTGTGCCTGCGGGGCTACGGTTGCGTGGGTTGGTGGGGCAGGCGGTTACGTTGTCATGGGCCCCAAAATCCAGCGCGGATACACTTGATTTTACACTTGACCCCACAGACTGGTTACAGGGCACGGGGGATTATCTGGCAAGTGTTTCCGCCACCGTGCCAACGGCAACCGGGCAGACGGCTGATCTGACCGTGCTGTGGGCCAGTCTGATCAATGGCATGGCGTGTCTGTTTCTGGGCGGCGGGGTGCCCGGCACCGTGCAGACGGTGATGGTGCGTGTCACCACACAACAGGGGCGCAGCCTTTGTCAGCCGGTTTCCCTTGCCATTACGGCCACAGGGGCCGCTACGGTTGCAGCAACGGTGCCCACTTTGCCCGATGGCACACCTGTTCCCCCCAATGCTCTGGCTTTGTCTGATGCGGTCATTCTGACCACGGAAAGCGGGCATCCTTATCTTCTAGCCTGAAAGCGTAAAGTCTATGTCCGGGTCTTCCACACCGGCGGCCACTGTGAATGGTACGCCGCTTTCGGCGTTGCCGGTCCACACGCAGCCAACTGCGACTGATCTTGTTTTTGGTATTTTCAACGGGCAGGGCCAATTTGTTCCGCAAGGCAAAATCTGGTCTGGCGCGGTTGATAAAACTGGCGATACCCTCACAGGGTTACTGGCCTGTGCCCTTACGCCGTCTGACCCTGCGCATCTGACCAACAAAGCCTATGTTGATAAACTGGGCGGGCAGGTGCAGGGCACGGTTTCCACACTGGTGACGCAGGCACAAAATGCCGCAACACAGGCCAGCCAGGCGGCGTCTGGCGCGGCGGGTGCGGCTGCTACCCTGCTCAATACCCAGAAAGGCACCCCAAACGGGCTGGCCGCGCTGTCTGCGTCCGGCAATCTGCTGCTTGGCGGCCTTGAATGTCTGGGCGTGCGTAACGGCCATGTGCTGATGGCGCTTGAACTCCCCACCACAGACCCCGGCGTTACCGGCGCATGGTGGAACAATGGGGTCTATATCTGCATTTCTCAGGAAACGACATGAGCATGAATTCCGTCTTGAAAACCCGTATCGTGCTTGGCGTCTGCTCCGGTCTGGTGCTGGCGACGGCGGTGCAGAGTGTTGCGGCACCCCGGCCCAATCATCTTCTGCCACAATTTCAGCAGCATGGATCTGCCGCGCCTGTTGTATGGCCAGTCATGCGGTCTGTCGCACCGCAGGCGCTTATGGCGGCGGCTCCCGTTGGGGGCAATGCCGCCTATTACGCCCCCACGCACCCACCGGGCGGGATTGACCCCACCACATCGGTTCCCACTCTGTGGGCCAACGCCACCATCGGGCAGATTGGCTCAATGGCAGATGCCAGCGTGCAGCAGACTGACAAGAACCAGCCGAACGGGGTCGCCGCGCTTGACGCTGCCGGGACAGTCACGGCCCCTGTAGCGGGCGACGTCACCGCCGCCACAGCCAGCAGCACACTGACCGGCGCTGTAACGCGGGCTTTGTCTGCCCGGTTTGCCGAATACCCCAGCACCAAAGATTTTGGCAGCCAGCTTGACGGCACGCACGATGATAGCGCCGCCCTACAGGCTGCAAAAGCGGCTGTTGCAGCCGGTCGGGCTATTCATGTTCCGGCGGGGGTATTGACCCTGTCAACGCCGCTACAGGGGGCTACCCCAACTCTGTGGCAGCTTGACGGTACCACGCTGGCCAACGGTGTACCGGTAACGGATCTGGGCACAGATGTGCTTGAAAGCACGCTTGAAGGGGGCAAGTATTTTGCCCGTGGCCATAGCCATGCTGACATGGCCCCCGTGCTGCGCAAGGACATGAACATAACGCACACAGGCGGCACCACCGGCTTTGTCATGAACCTTGAAAAAGGCAACTGCACCATTCCGTCAGAAGGGGCCGCCCTGAATGATTATGTGTGGTGCCATTCGACCGTTTTGACCAGTTCAGCCTTTGGCGCGGGCGAGCATGTGGCGCAAGCCAGTCTGGCGCAACGCCCCGCCAATGCGTTGAGCGACGGGAAGGGATCACGTTCGCAGCTCTGGGCTGGGTATGATGAGGTAAGGGACGACACCGGGCAGCCTTCCTCCAGCGCGGGTAGTCTGGTCGGGCGTGAAATTGACGTTTACGCCAACGGGGATGACCCGGTGGGGTGGCGCATTGGCCTGCAACTTCAGGTTGCAGGGGCCAGTGCGTCGGGCACGGCGGGAAAGGTGGGCAAAGGCATAGCCATTGGCAATAATGATGCCACCAGCACCTATGGCATATTGATTGATGCTGCGGGCCGGTTTGATACGGCCGGGATTGATCTGTCACGCAGCACGCCCGTCAATAACGCCCCGGTTCTGAATATCGGGGCCAACCGTGGGTTGGCCTTCAGTGACGACCACAAACCCCATTTGCAGTTTGATAGCGCAGCCTACACGTTGCGTTATCTTTATGACGCAACAAGCCTTTTCTCCATCGGGATGCAGGGCGATGTTACAACCGCAATCAGCAATGCCGGCAGCGGCGTGGCGTGGAGCCTGACCGGGCAGGCGCAACTTGGCCTGAATCTGACGGGCCTGACTGCGCCAGAAGCTCTGCGGCTGGCATCTGGTCAGACCCTGTCGTGGGAGCCAACGGCAACTGTTCATAGCGGCTTCACGAACGGAAAGCTGACAGATCAGGTGGCCGCAGGTGTTGCCCGCACGCTTGATACGCAGGGGAACGAAACCGTGCCCGGCAGCCTGCACAACAGCCAGACGGTGGTGTCGTTATCACAACCCACGGTTGCGGCTTATATTGCCACCGGTACAGCCGCCATAGGGGTGGATACAACTGGTCTGGCCGCCCCGGAAGCCCTACGTCTGGCCAGCGGCCAACGCCTGTCGTGGGAGCAGACAGCCTCCGTCCAGACGCGCTATGAAAACGGCCTGTTGCAGGATAGCCAGAATGGCACAGCCCTGCGCACACTTGATGGCAGCGGCAATGAAACCGTGCAGGGCAGTACCCGCAACAGCGGCATGACAACCAGCCTGACCAACGCCACCGCCAGCGCCGTTACGCTGACTGGCACGGCCGCCATTGGCGTGAACCTTAGCGGTCTGACCAGCCCGGAGGCACTGCGTCTGGGCACCGGGCAAAGCATTGCGTGGGAACCAACAGCCGTTATGAAAACAGGGTTTTCTGAAACAGGCCTGACAGACGCCAAAGGCTCTACCGCACTGCGTCTGCTTGATAGCAACGGCAATGAAACACTGGCCGGGACCATCACGCCCTCGACCGGGCTGCACCTGCCCACCGTTTCACGCGCTGACATCAAAAGCCGCCCTAGCCCCGCCGTGGGTCTGATGGTGTACGATGCGGATGATGACACCCCTGCCATTTACACGTCAGCCGGATGGAAACTGCTCACTCTGGCGGCCATTCCGTAA